GCCCCCGAAGGGGCCCAGGGCGCAGTGCAGCGTACACGATACCTAAGTCGTCTGATAAGGACGATGTTGGTATCCGATCAGGGGACTTAGGTCCCCTGGGACCTGAGGAGCTCTGGTGCCATTGCAGGAGGAAAAGACGAGGGCGTTGCAAGTAATTGCTCCGTCCGGTAGTCTTTATACGGCTTACTACTATAAGGACTCGGGTCGTTTTCGTACTTCGGATTCGACTTCGGTTCCTTCGCAGAAGCCGCCCGCACTGCAAGGGAGACAGGTTACTGTCTCGGAAAACCATCCTCACTGGAATAGCCGGTCTCGAAGGAGATACGGCAAGTTCCAAGACGTTGGTGGTAACTTCTATTCACAAAAGACGTACCTCGAAGGCGGTATTAACCGCGTCGAGGCGAATTTTGTGAATACGGAAGGTACGTATCGCGTTGCCTCGCGTTATGCGGGGTTCTGCGTTCCGTCCCTTGCGAGCAGCATTATCCAAACCCCAACGCAATTTAGTAGTAGTGATACTACTTTAGATGCGTTCGGGGCTAAGGCTATTGCTGCCTGTAGTCCCACCAACTCCGTGGCGGACGTTTCCACCTTTCTCGGAGAACTCCTGAAAGATGGCCTGCCTAAGTTGGCTGGCTCATCGATCTGGAAGGGTAAAACCGAAGCGGCACGTAAAGTGCCTGCTAAGGAATACCTGAACTACGAGTTTGGTTGGAAACCAATTGTCAATGATGTGCGTTCTATTTTGAACGCCATCTATCACGCGAATGCTGTTCTTGAACAGTATGAGCGTGATTCTGGCAAAATGGTCCGTCGGAGGTATGAGTTCCCACCGGAGAGGTCTGAAAGCTCTACCGTTATTCGGTCTGGCGTATCTCCATACGTCAATCCGAGTGGTGGAGCTATGTTCAGTTCCTCTGCTAACCAAGGCCAGATCGTGAGGACTCAGTTGAGTTCTCGCCGTCGGTGGTTTTCTGGGGCTTTTACCTACTATCTTCCTACTGGATATGGTTCCAGAAGCAAGATGGCAAGGAAGGCCCTTGAGATCAAGAAACTTCTTGGTCTCTCACTGACGCCAGATGTTCTCTGGGAACTGGCTCCTTGGAGCTGGGCCGCCGACTGGTTTGCCAACACGGGGGATGTTCTTTCGAACGTCTCCAGTTGGGCCGTCGACGGTCTGGTGTTGAAATATGGGTATGTTATGGAGCATACATATGCTTCTAATACCTATATTTTCGTGGGCCCTACTGGTTTTTCCAGTAGCGACCTACGACCTCAGCCTATCAAGATGGTTTGTGAAACCAAATTGAGACGCAAGGCAACGCCCTTCGGGTTCGGCCTTACCTGGGGAGGACTTAGTCCTCGTCAGATGGCCATAGCTGCGGCCCTTGGTATTTCCAAGGGAACGTAAAACCGTAGTTTGTACGCTGTCCGCGTTAAAACGCCGTAGGGAGTCTAACCAGGCTCCTAGGAGTGATGCCCTGATGTTCACCGAACCGTTGTCCATCACCATCTCAGGTGTCACTACGCCGGTTCCCCGCGTTAGCGTGGGAGACGACGAGAGTGAGTACAAGAGCGGTGACGGTCTCATCACTGTCCGTGCGTCCCATAACTATGGGAAGCGCACGCGCAGGATGCTCCGGCTCGACACCGGGAAGTTGACCTCGGATCCGTTCCGTCCGTCGGAAAACGTCGAAGTGAGTATGGCAACATACATCGTCTTCGACCTTCCGCCGGCCGGGTACACGGCTGCCGAGGCGCTGGCAAACTGGACTGGGTTTCAGTCCATGTTTACCGCAACTTCCAACACGATGCTGACGAAGTTCCTGGGCGGCGAGTCGTAAGGGATGCCCCTTGGTGAAACGACGTTGGTACTTACAGTTATATCTGTATTGTACCACGTCGACACCTGGTGGCGTCTCCGTAGACTCGAGCGCTCAGGTTTTCGCTGCACCGTGGAGCAAAGTACATGAGCGGAGGTTCCCGCCCCGAAAGGGCGGGTTCACGACGCTCACGTGACTGCCGGGGGAGTCCTTCCCCTGGTAGACGGAGCACTGACTATGATCCTCGGGCTACCATCAGCAGAAAGCTGGTGGTAGTTACCGTGGTAGTGGCCAATGCTTTGTACCTTGCCGGTGAGGCTCTTCTCTTTTCGGGGACTGTATGTCCCTGAGTGAGAAGAGCGTGAACAAAACTAGCGTAATGGTCGTTTGGCATCCCCCCTCTCGATGTGAGAGGGGTATGTGCCAAGTGATCATACGGCCCGGTAAAAGTCGCCGGTCCGATGAGGAGCATATAGCCTTTCAGAGTGTTCTGGCGGCGGTAAAACGCCTTCAGGACGCTGTTAGGTAACGTGCTCCGACTGCGCTAGTGGGCGGTCCTTGATTGGATTGCCTATTACGTCAGGGCTAGGGATAGTACACCTTCCTGAGAAAGGAGGGGACTATGAAAAGCCTGACGTCACTCTGGTCCTGTATAGCGAATGAATTCGCTGTACAATGCTGCACTAGCGCCGTCCTCGACATAAAAACTGTCGAGGATCGGGTTAAACACGAGGGGTTATCGTTTTTGGCGATAACCCTGGCGAACTTTGGTAAGGCCACCCAAAAGTGGCTGGACCAAGGTTTCGTCGTCCCTTCGGACGCTCCGGAGTTTAAACGAGCTTCGGGGCGTCGTACTGGTCTCCCTGCATTTCTGCAAGGTTTCCTTGGACGTGTGTTTGACCCTGTTAGTGGCGCACTTTTGGACGAACCCGACATCGATGCAATCTTTGCCATTCATCAACTTACGTCGATGTTTGGAAAGATCGCCCTTCCGGAAGACTCCAGTGATGGAGCCTTCTTCCCTGGTCGCGACCGTAAGGTCGTTTCCGTGGAACGCGAAAGGCGAGCGATGTCGGACTTCGTTCAATGTGAGCAGGATATCAAGGTATCCGATGAACGTCTGGATCCTCTGTTTGTTGAGGATTTCAAACGAATCTCGGGTATGCTTTTTGGTGAGCTGTTTGCCAAAGTAGATAGAGATGTCTACTGGGCGCGGCTCATCCCAAAGCACGGTCCTGGTGCAGTTGCGGATCGACTTAGCAGTAATGCTAAGTGGAATCTGCGCACCTGGACTGCTCGTCTTCAGGAGGTCTTTCCTTCTGAAGAGTTTCTTGTTCCCAATCCTTCCTTTTGGGAGGAAAAGGCCAAGGAGCTTGATATCCTCGAACCCGGAGCGGAGCTGCCCGTTAGGGTTATCTCCGTTCCTAAAACGCTCAAGACACCTAGAATCATTGCGCTCGAGCCGGCTGCTATGCAATATGCGCAGCAGTCAGTTCTTCGCTCGATTCTAAGCGCGGTTAAGGAGGATGGTTTCCTCTCCAGCGTTATCGGTTTCGATGATCAAGAACCCAATCGGGTTCTTGCTCGTCGAGGATCTCTGTTAGGAGATCTAGCCACGCTCGATATGAGTGAGGCTTCCGATCGTGTCTCGAATCAGCATGTACGATATCTGCTGGAGGACTATCCGCATTTGCATGCGGCTGTCCAGGCCAGCAGATCTCGGAAGGCTGACGTTCCTGGGCATGGCGTTCAACGCCTGTCCAAGTTCGCGTCTATGGGTTCAGCTCTCTGCTTCCCTATGGAGGCGATGGTCTTCCTGACCCTCATCTTCTTAGGGATAGAAAGGGAGCTAAGTGCTCCGCTTTCTCACGAGACGGCAGTCAGCCGTTTTCGTGAGCAGGTGCGTGTTTTCGGGGACGATTTGATCGTTCCTCGAGAACATGTGCTGTCCGTCGTTGACGAACTACATAATTTTGGTTATGTAGTTAACGTCAGCAAGTCTTTCTGGTCCGGAAGGTTCAGAGAGTCTTGCGGCAGGCAGTACTATGATGGCGTTGATATAACTTCTATCAAAGTCCGTCAAGTGCTGCCTACACGGCGGCAGGACGCGAGTGGTGTGATCGCAGCAGCTTCCCTCCGGAATCAGCTCTATTGGGCTGGAATCTGGAGTGGAGCTCGCTGGTTGGATAACTACCTTGGCAAAATCTTAAGATTTTGGCCAAACGTAGCTCCAACCTCACCACTGTTGGGCAGGGAGTCAGTGCTTGGGTATCAATTCCAAACACTGGATCCATACACGCATAGCCCCTTAACCAAGGGCTATTACGTGCGTGCCGAATCTCCGAAAGATCCTTTGTCGGAGAGCGGTGCCCTGCTCAAGTGTCTCCTCAGGAAACCCCAGTTCCTCAAACCGTTCGGTTTGTCGAACCAGGACTCCTTCGTTGACGTTGCGAGCGTTGACGAGGAGCACTTGGAGCGTTCTGGACGCCCCGAGCGCGTCAGCATCAAGCTCGGAAGGAGATCACCATTTTGATATGGTGATCGGGGCTCTTGGAGCCTCGCGGGAGATGACGAAATGTCATCCCTCGTTCACTGGACCAGGATGTTAGCCTAGTCCCA